CGCTGCTGCTGCTTAAGAGATGGACCAGGGTTGACCCAACAAGACCGACCCCCGGGATTGCATCCAGGTGAAGGAGTCGCAAAATGCGACCCATGCTTGCTGCGCCCAGGACTGTTGCTGGGGGTCCCGGCATGGAAGCCAGGTGGACCCGGAACCCCGTATGCTTGGCATGGAGAACCAAACACTGGCAACGGTGGATTGGGACACCACATTTAATCTCAGGCAAGAACGTCCGATAACGCTGTGGGTAGCCTTCACCTCAGGCGCGTCTAGTTCGCACCACCAGGCTCACATCCGCCGCCGCGGGAGGCGCCGAATTAGAAGAATAAGGCGGCTGAACGTGGCGTCCTCAACCACGCGGTACCGTACTAGAGCGGCGAGTGGCAGCCGCAAAAACAAAACTCCGGTACCTAGCCTTCTCAGATACACAAGCAGGACATAGAGCCCACCCATGCACCCATGCGCATAAAAAAGCTACAATGGTGTGGTGCGGGGATGGCGAACCTAGGAAAAACAGGAACCCGCAGACACCGGTGAAACACGAGGTGAGCTAAACCTCGGCGAGGAAAGACGGAGGCAGGAGCTGGCGAAACTCCTGGATCTCTGTCTCCCCGAACTGACCGTTGACGTTGAAACCAGCGTAATACTCAGCCAGACGTTCAAGCTGGTAAGGGGTGCAAGAATACCCCAATCCATTAAGCTTAGACGTGTCATCATCGCTCAAACCGGCCACGTTCTCTGAGATGCGGCAATACACATCAATAGCATGGTCCTGCCCGGTCCTTCGTTGCATCTCACCCTCCCACACCCCATATGCGGATTTGCCTTCACCGAAAACGTGCAGGCGGCGGGAGTAACTGAGGAACCCATGCGTCAAATTGCGCGACACATGGGAAAACTCGAGAGCAGCTGATAGGTAAGAAGCCGCGGCAATAGCGCGCAGTTCTCGGCCGTCCTTGGAGGCGGACTTGACCGCACTACGAGAAGTAGTGTACCCGGACTTACCAAAGAAACGAGCAAGATCGGGGCAGAACTCACCGGTTGGTCCATTGTCGTCAAGTTGGACCGCGCAGCCGATGAATAGCATCCTGCCTTCATTTGTGCGGTCAATCAACTTCATATCGAAGCCCGCATCTTTCCAATCTTGCGCAATCGAGGCAAGCTCATCAGGAGTGAAGGGTGGGTCACTGGTGACCCCGGAGTCGTCTCCCTCAAGCCCTGCACTCAGCCATCTCTTCTTGCCAAACTTGTCGACAGCGCTGAACCTCCTGGAGTCGAGAAACTCATGGGCATTGTCGCCGAAAACGACGCAGTGCCACATGACGAAATTGACCCAGAAGTTAAGGCAGCTCGTGCCGCGATGGCCAGATCTCCTTATGGCTTTGATCTTGATGATCAGCTTTTCGAAGAGCGATTCGAAGCGTAATTTGTACCCTTTGGCGGTGTTTACCTTCTCATGGGCCTCGTTCCATTCGTGGGGGACAATGAAGGGCAACATCATCTTGGCGATGTGTTTGAGGACGGGATTTTCGATGAGGTTTCTGATTTCGAGGGAACATGTTGTATCCCATGCGGCACCATCCCCCTCATATTTCCCTACCTTGCGCTTCTTTCCCTTAACACGCATCCTGTTCAATAGCCTCTTCAAGGCGACACGTTTGTCCGCGTGCTTGATCGAACGGTCTTCTTGAGCGTCCGCTGCGAACAAAAGGTCTTCGAAGCATTTGATGACGAGGAGGGCCATGACCTGACCTCCATCCCCGTCCGCCAGGAGGAGCCGAGGGGGCTTGTTGTCGCCCATTTGCTCGATTTTGACAATGACTTTGATGCCGTACTCGTGGAATAGCTTGCTCTGCAGCTTCTCCTCGGCTTGTTTAGCCCTTGCCTCTGACCACTTCCCTGAACGCAAGTCGCTTATTTCGAAGAAGTTTTCCATCCATGCCTCGATCTTAGACTTGTGGAAGTGGGCCTTACGCATGTCAGCTCCGTACATCGATTGGTTGACGACCTTCTTGATTGCCTTGGAAAGTTTTCCACCAGGCTGAAGCTTGAACACATTCTTCTCGGCCTTTTCATCGATGCGCTTTTTCTTCCCGAGCAGCACATTCGTGACATCATTGGCATACATACGAGGTGGCTCCGACGTCGGTCCAATCCTGGCACCGACTTTTTGACGAGGGAACTCGGGCTCGGTTGTCATACCCACGACAACCTCGACGAACTCACCTGTCTCCGGAACGATCTCCTGTACACTGTTGCCAACGACGTTTGACCTGAGGATGATGTCCTCTCCCGTCATACCAAGCACGCCCTCGCTGACGGCCGTCTTGATTGTCTCCTCCGCTTCGATCATGATTCTGACCTTCTTATCTGGCACCGGAACACCTCCACCTCCGACCTCTGCGTTTTTTACAATTTTTATAATGCTTTTTATGGCAGGGTCGTT